GAACCACGAGTAGGCGCTACGCCAAAATTATGAGTTGCAGTAAAAACTTCGCCTAAAAACGAAGTGCACATTGCTTGTGTATTTGCCATGATGGTTCCTTATGTAAGAGATGCTGCTTCAGCAGCAATAGGGGGCGCTTGCTTTAGGGCGACATGGGCTGATCGGTGTACCAACTCGCCGTCCAACCAATACTCCACCCATGTGGTTGTTTCGTTGTCATTATCCAATGAACCTTCACGCTTTTCAAGCAATGATTCGTCCATATCACCTTTGGTTGTGGTAATCAATTTGAACTCCTGATAAGAGCCGCCGTAGCGGTGTTGGCTGGCATGGTGATTGTAAATGTGGTGGTAGAAGTCTTATCAGACCCAAAGTCCAACACAGCTATGGATTTGTTACCTTGGGTAACGTTATAGATCAGGGCACACCTTGCTGTTAATGCGGCAGTCCAAGATATATTAGGAAACCCGACATAGGCCGTGTACCCTGAAGATGATACCGTGATGGGTGTTAGTGTCGCCCCACCAGCAGAATAAGTGCCTGTATTAGCTACTTCGTTTGTAGCAGAATACGCCGTTGTTGTTTCATTTAAATTAGCGGAGGCCGTATACAGGGCAATCTTGATAACGTCGGTTGTCAAGTCGTGTATGCCTTGGTAAAGCTCTGCCTTAAATGAGGTGGTCTGGGTTTGGACAATAGCCATCAGGTCACCGCCTGTCTAAATTGACCAGAGCGATAAGCGTCTTGCCGCTCCATACCATCACCCAGACGTTTAGCCAATGCAAGCGCTTCTTGGTATTTGCCGTTGTACAGCGCCATCATGTCATTCTCACCCTTCATGTAGGTGTAAGCCTCAACCAATGAGCCGTACAACAGCACTGAGTCAAAGTTATCACCCAGCCATGTCTGACCATCTGCGGCCACTGTAATAGATTCTGGGTAGTAGTAATAGTGCAACTCAACGCCGTAACTTGCGTCGGCTGTTGGGCCAATTATGAAAGAAAGCTCGTCATAAATTACAGAAGTTAATACCGTTGGGCCAAACAGTGCATAGTATTTAGGCGTGCCTTTGTCGGTGGGCTGTGGGTATGCCTGACGAATAAAGTTAACGTCTTTGTTAAGCAAGTACTCGTAGTTACCACTAGCGTCAATGACCGCCATAGAGTACACAGCCAAGAAGTCAAGGGGGCAGTCTAAATACTTTGTGTTCACCGCAATGGTGCTTGTCACGTTCTTGCGAATAGACGGGAACTGAACCGAGTTATAAATACGCTGCTCAGCTTGCGTAACGAACACGGGGATATTAGCCACGAAATCTGCTTCCGTGTTCTCCGTGTACGCTTGGATCGCGTTGCTGAGTGCGGTGTAATTCATGCCATAGGCCCACGAGCAATCGTGCCTTTGGTAGCCGCGCCATTACCACGGGTGACAATACCGGATGTCTTAGTTGGGTTTTCACCGTTGTTAATAACGCCAACGCTCATTCTCATGGTATTAAGGCTACTAATGCTAGAGTCCTTGCCGGGGTTCTCCGACATCACTAGAGGTTTGCCATTCATTTTGTGCGGTGCAGCATAAGTGGCAGCATCGCCAACTTCTTTACCCATAACTTTTTTGCTAAATTTAGCCATGTTATTTCCCCTGATTTGCGGCGCGGGACAAGTTACGTCCTAAACGCATGCGGTCATCGGTTGTAGGGCCGCCTTTTTTTAACTTCAAAGCTGTGCCTTTGCCGCCCTTGTGTTCTTGCTTGTCGTGCTGCTTGAACGCTTTTTTAATTAAAGCAACGTCTTGCTTCTTGTCTGACTTCATGTCTTCTTTTGCCATATTAAGCTCCTATGTAACGCTTACTGTAACTGTACCAACAAATGCCGTTGCCACCAAGTAGTTTGGCGTTAAAACTGCATCAAAATTACTAGACCCACCCACTGGGCTCCACCCCCACTGAATATCCCGCGAACCCCCGGTTGGATTACCCGCAGTATTCGCGCCTGCTGTATAGTAAGTCGAATCATTACGAGGATTACGCACAGCCTGTGGGTCATCAACTGGGTACATACCCAACTGCAACTGCGGCTGATCGGGATCCCAACACTGAGGGCACACAAGCAAGTTATATATCTTGGTCTTCTGAATCTCTTTTTTAAGCGCCGTCAATTTGTACTGGAAGCCACACCTATCGCACATGGCGATACTGTTCTTCGCAGAAGCAAACCGATTGCCCATTAAGTGCCCCCGCCAATAAACTGCTGTCGAGGCACGAAGCGAATAGACGCTTTCTCTCGGTCTTCAGTTGCGGCCAATTCCCAAGCATCGTCATACTGCTGTTTTAGTACGGGTAAACGCTCAGCGCCACCAACAATCTTTAACGCTAGATAGTATGCAAGGCCAGCGGCCAAACAGGGAATAAATCTAAACGGCACGTCCATTACGTTTACACCACCACCCGCGTCTTGCGTGCGGCGTAAACGCCAGTAAACAAACGTGTACGTCTGCGACCCATCAGGAGTTGGCCAAACTGTAATAGCTGGAACCTGCGCCCAGTACACGGTAGCCGCAGCGGTATGCCCTACCGCAATTGTTCCTTGCTGGCCACGGGAGCAGTTAAACAGCGTGCCGGTGTTGGCGTTTGCGGTCTGGGTGATGTATCCGTAGTTAATGATTTCGTTATCAATCTTAATGAAACCAGTTGCTGGCAAACCTGTTACATCGTTTAGCACAACTGATGTGCTAGTAGCTGTAATCGTCGTTGTAAGCGTTGCAGAAATAGGAGAGTTTTGGCCGTTGTATCGTTGAATCCAGACTTGGATTGGTCTGGCTTGCTGAATTTTGTTGGGGATCGTAGCGTACGTGGAAACACTAATACGCGTGATTGTTAAGTCGGCCTGTGTATTAGCTGCGTTAGGCTGCGTACGAATAACGTGCTCGATCAAATCAACCGTGTTATCTGGTAGAGCGTACGTATTCTGGCCCTGAACAAGAGTGATCTCACCTTGCTCTATAGTCCACATATTGATACCGCGATTGGCCCAATCTGCGAACATGATGTTCAAACTACGACGAGCAGTGCGTAAATCATAGCCTGTACGCATCTCACCACCGGCGCGTTCAAACGCCTCCTCGACTAATTCGTCGAGTTGGAGATTAAAACTTGATGCGCCAGAAGTAATTGCCATTATCTAAATCCTGCGGTTTTCTTCGCAATTGTTTTAGGTTGAGCTACGAATTGTTTACCGGCGGCTTTTCCGGCTCGCTTGGCTTTGGTCGTCGCAGCGTACTCACTAGCGCTGAGACTTTTGATCGCAGCTTTTGGAAGGTATCTTTCACCAGTATCAGAAGATTTTTTACCACTTTTAGTCGTCCAATCTTGTTTGCCCCAGTCCTTGAGAGACTGTTGCGATTTAGCCAAACCACCACCAGCCATTTTCTTCTTCCCAGCACAATGCGCCTTCTGTGAAAACCCCTTGGGGTTGTCGCAATCAATCGACGCTTTGTACTTTTTTGACCATGTCATTTATAGCCACCACCTGCGGCTTTGTAGCGCTTGGCCATTAGCTGAGCCTTACGAGCTGACCACTGGCCTGCGCCTGTACCCTGTACTGCGGCGGCTTTAACGCTGTTAAAAATCCGTTTACGTAAACCGGGCTTGGTGTAGTTGCCAGCTTCGTTTACCTTGGATTTTACTTTACCGCCTTCGGCGTATTGCGTGAAGTCGGTATCATCCCGACGAGCTTTACGCTTGCCTTTTGGCATCTTACTGGGGGAGATGGCTCCCATTCCACGACTGGCTAGCATATTTACATCATCTTCCCACGGGTTTTACCCTTGGTGCAGCAGCCATCAGCACGGCTGGAGGCAGTCATACCGCCAGAAGCCATCTTTGTAACGGACTTCATTCCAGCAGGCTTACCCTTCTTGGAGAACGACATGAACTTAGCGGTCATGCCACCTTTGGCTTTGTTCTCGGTAGTCAAAGATTCGTTGTACGCTTTGTCCTGCTTCTTACGATCAGCAGCATCTTTGGCTTCTTGTTTAGCTTCTTCAATAGCGTCAAAGTTAGCTGGTTTTTCAACACCACGAGACTCGCGCTTCATTTCAGCGTCGGCTTCGCGTTTGTTCTTATCAGCGTTTTTCTTTTTTTCGTCAGCTTCAGCTATTCGCTTTATACCGTAAGCAGCGGAACCCGCCATGCCTGCGGCAAGGGCTGGAAAACCAAGTGGTAGTGCCATAATAATTCCTTAGCAAATTTTGCCGCGTGTCTTGCCTTTAGTGGCAATACCGTCAGCACGTTTGGAAGCCGAGGAAGTCATGCCGCCGGAAGCCATCTTCTTGACACTGCCACCGCGTTTATATTCACCCGCGGGTTTCTTTTTCATATAACGGGCAGTGGAATCAAGACTACCAAAGTAATCCCCGATTGATGAACCCACGCCTTTAATTTTGTCCATTGCGGCGCTTCTATTAGCGGCGGCTTGTTCTGATGTAGGAACTCGGCTAGAGCTAGCTGGTTTTGCCGCTGCCGTTGATGCTACCGCTGGCGTTTTTTCAGTTTTAACGCTTCGTGGGTTATCAGCTTCCATCATGTCTTCTGTGTAGCTTTGGACATAAGCTGGCGTTTTCGGTGCTGGCTTAGCCGTAGTTTTTACCGTAGATGATGCCGCAGGTTTCCTAGACGGGCTAACCGTCATAGACGTACCATCTTCGCCATATTCTTTAGCGTTTGGGTTTGTCAACATGCGTTCTGTACGCTTGTTAGCTGCCTCCTCTGGGTCCATACGAGAGTCATCTTCCATACTCTGCGGCTCTTCGCTAGCTACTCTATCAGCAGATATACGGCGTTCCGCTGCAGCGGTGTCTTTCTTGTCGCCCTTCTTGGACAACATATAACCCAATGTGCCAAGAGCGGCAAGGGCTGTTAAGTCTTTACGTGCCATGATATTTCCTTAGCAGGCCATGCCGCCTTTGTTGAGCATTTTGCCTTTAGTCTTGCCTTTTGTAGCAACACCATCAGCGCGAGAAGAAGCTGAACCACCAGCGGCCATTTTCTTCATGCCGCCTTT